AGATCATTTCCTACTTCAATATCGCCAGTCGCCACAACATCCCCCACGTCTAATCGTGCGGTTTCAATACCAGTTGGAAATACGGTAGTAGCCCCAGCAGTGAGACCATCAGGGAATGCAACTTCACCTTGACTTGTTGGATACTTTACGAATGATGCATCAATATCAATATATTTTGAACCTTCTGCACTTCTAAATGACATCTTTATATATATCTATTGATACAAAATATATTTTTGTATCAAATTAATTCTTAAATGATTATATCCCTTATACTTAGGCAAGACGGGCGACTTCAATATATGATCCTTCTTTAAAAGTCCAAGTTCCAGCACTGAGACCACAAGTGAGAGCTACTACAACATCATCAATACCATTACAATCAACAACAACACAACCAGAAGAACGGTATTCACTTAGACCAGCACCAACAACGACGACTTGTTTATCAATTGAGAAGGCAGTTGCTCCAATAGTTCCTTCAACTTCAACATCAAGGAAAGAACCGGCTTGACTTGTTCCATATAGTGAAGAACTTAGGATATATTTACCAGCAGGAGGGGCGGGAATTGTGAGTGTTCCAGCAGTTGCAGTTGCCTTTCCTGCAACATCTACACTTTGAGATACGACAGAAGAAAATGCACCTGAATAGGTTGAACCGACGGCAGATTTAAAACTCATTTTGATTGATTCTATACTATTATACGATATATTTTTCTCTTACAATTCTCCCAAATATTCATTTCCTTCTTATATATTACGCACCAATCTTTTACATTCTTTCAAAAATGTTTTATATACTTATATATTTTAGATATGGGCGTGATCTTTCATATTCTCTATACTTTATTCTTATTTGAGAGATCCCGCCCACACTCGTATATGAGAAATCTAAACAATACATACAGAAATCTAATATATACGTGATTTTTACAGGTAATAATTTTAAAATTATTACTTGATTTAATCCAATATATGTTAGATTTCATTTAGATTTCTCCATTTGATATGTTTAGATTTCAATATATGTATATATACCTATATATAAAGATAGATACACAATAAGATTTGTATATGAAAATCTAAAAGAGAATAAGAAGATAAAGGATGAGAAATAAAATATAAGTAAAGTATAGATATAAACGAAAAATGAGTTATCTTGGATCAGCCGGTCAAGTAGTAGAACGCCTTTACTACGATATTACAATTACCAATTTAGAAACTCGAACAACACCCCCACCCGTTGCAACTTTTAGTGAGGCAAGAAACACCCCCTTTTGTTACGTTCCAGAAGATTATTATTTCTCAATTTTGAGATTTAGTCTTGACACTCCAACCCTTCCAATCTTTCAACCTGATATTGTCCCGTATCAAAGTGATCGAGATAAAACCATATATTCGGTAACTCTTCAATGGACGAATCCAATTGCACCATTCCAAACATTCACTCAACAGACTTTCGTTAATTTCATTCCACAAGATAAGGAGGCCGTCATTCCAAATCCTCCATCACAAACAAGCAATGGACTCCAAAATAATACAACCGGATATTACAACGTATATAATTATTCCTATTGGATATATTTGTGTAATAATGCACTCACACAATGTTTCACAGATTTAAATACCCAAGTAACCGGTGCAGGTCTTGCTCTTCCAACAGCAAATGCCCCCGTTCTCAATTTTGACAGTCAAAATAATATTGGTATCCTTGTGGCGGATCAAGCAGGATATGATACAACAAGCGCCGATTATATAAAGATATTTTTTAATCCAGCAATGTATCAACTCTTTTCATCTTTCCCCGTTATTATCAATAATCTTACAAGTCCTTCATTGGGTATCAATTTACAAATTGACACAAATGCATTTGGGTCTTCTTCCCTCGTGCAATATCCCCCAGTAGCGCCCACTTATACAGCCTTACAGGTATATCAAGAATATTCTACAATTGGACTTTGGAATCCAGTGACTTCAATTGTTTTCACTTCCAACACTCTCCCCATTGTTCCCAATCAAGTAAGCGCCCCATTACTCTTTTACGATGGTCGCATTATTACAGCAGGTAATAACTCAAATATTTCCCAAGTAATTACCGATTTCCAAACTGACGGATTGTATAAACCCACCATCTTATATAATCCTCTTGCAGAATATCGTAGAATCCAACTTCAAGGAAACCGCCCACTTACAAATATTGACATTACGATCTTTTGGAAAAATCGACTCGGTGAATTAATCCCCTTCCGTCTATCCTCAGGATCAACTGCAACAATCAAAATCCTTTTTGAAAAGAAAGGGGTATAATTTATATAAGTTAGAGATGGGCGTGATCTTTCAAATTAGAAGAAAAGTATAAGAAAGTGAGAGATTACGCCCATTATCTAAACTTATATATTTTGTTTGAATCTCTCAATTTGTGGAAAACTATAAGAAGAATATAAGGATATTTTTAACAATACTATTTTTGAATGATTTTCATTCAAAAATAAAATGTGATGTATTAGTATAAAACAACCAAAAATGAGCGACTTTAAGACCGTTCTTATCGAATCATCAACTATTGCGGACATCACGCCCGAAGAGGTCTTCGGTGTGAAGAGTGGCCCCGCCCAATCCACCTACCAGCAATTCCAAGCCGTGTCATCAAGCAATTCCTCAATGGTCTTCTCAATTCAAGTCCCCAGTGAGAACATTGTGATTGATCGCCACGTACTTATTCAATCTACCGTTTCATTTACTATCACCGCTGGTAATGTACCAGTGGGAGAACAGGTGATGCAGTGGGGTCTCACTGAATCTTGGAACGCCTTTCCCCTTCAATCTCTCTTCACCACGATGCAATCCACAATCAATAATGTTGCCGTGTCAAGTAACACACAGGATATTTTCCCGATGTTAATGCGTATGAATGAAAAGGGCGTCCTTTCTCGTTATAACTCGATGACTCCCTCAAATCCTGACACCCAGTATGGTGTATATGCTGATGGTATCCTTTCAAATAACAACCCTCTCGCATCTTTCTCAAATAATGGATATGACGACCAATATATGCCTCGTGGTGCATTCCCTACTTCGGTAACTATTGAGAGATATGTAAATAATGTATATACTGATGCCTCCCCTATTTCTACAAGTGCTACCACTAACACTTGGAAGATTTTTGTGACCGCTCAATTCACCGAGCCTTTCCTCTTCCTCTCTCCTTTCACTAACACCTCTCCTTGTTGCGAGGCTGGTCTTGTTGGTATCAACAATATTTCAATGAACTTTACCGTTGATAACTCTTGTAAGCGTGTTATTTCAACTGCTAATACCTCCATCACTGGTGTAGGTGCTAATGCAGTCATTAATTCTTTCATTCAATCGATTAGTCTTGGTATTTCAGGCTCTAATACTCTCCCCGATCAACAGGTAGGATTCCAAAACTCACGTCTCCTTTTCAACTTCCTTTCTCTTCAACCCGAGCAATACGCAAAGATTGCAACAAAGAATGTTGTGCCTTACCTTGATTACCCCCGTTATCTTACTACCTCCACAAATAACGTTGCTCTTGCTCCCGATGCATCAACTACCCTCACTTCTCAATCCATCCAGCTCAATCAAGTCCCCGATAAAATCCTTATTTGTGCTCGTGTCCCTATGTCTCAACAGACTTGGAAGAATGCATCGGGTTTCCTTACCATTAATGGTATTAGTTGCAATTTCAATAATAGTTCCGGTATTCTTGCATCAAGCACACAAAACGATCTCTACAATATCTCGTATCGCAATGGAAGCGCTCAATCTTTCTACGAGTTTAGAGGTAAAGCTCAAAACAACAACAATGCAACTGGTGGCGTTGATGTTATCCCCACTACTGGCTCTCTCCTTGTTATTGACCCAGTAATGGATTTCTCACTTCCCGCCTACCTTTCAAGCTCGTCTCTCGGTCAGTATCAATTCCAGTTCAATCTCCAAGTTACAAATCAACTCCCTTACGCTGTTACTCCTGAGATTTGTATTATTACCATCAATAGTGGTGTATTTGCTACCCAGATGGGGTCGAGTGCGGTGTATTCTGGTATCCTCACTAAGGAGATGGTACTTAGAACCAAAGAACAAAACCCAGTCCCTGCTCTTGCAAGTGATGAATACGCCCGTCTTGTGGGCGGTCGTCTTTCTAATATGGGTATGGGTAATGTCCGTAAGATGATTCGTCTTCATCGTAAGATGGACGGTATGGATCGCTCGGGCGGTGTAAGTTCGGGCGGTGTAACTTCGGGCGGTGTTGCAGGATCTAAAAGTCGCATTTCTAAGCATTTAATGTAAAGGAAAAAGTGGGCGTAAAGTCTCCAAAATATAGAAAAGTATAAGAATTGAAAAGATCACGCCCAGACTTTTCAAATCCATTCAATCATTTTTAGTATAGTATATTTTTACAAAAATACATTTTGTAAATAATCCAACGGAAAAATATATCTCTATATGATATAGAAGACACAAATGGAAAACTACAATAAGCACATCGCACAACGACTTTTGGATAGTCAAATGGGTTTTATTCATCATATGCCCCAGCCCACAATGTTTGGTGGTGTTCGTCCTCGTCAATACGTCCTTCCTGTATCTACTTCATACGATTATCCCAGTTCGTTAGCAGTTGGAAGCGTAAGTGGGCGTATTCCCGAAACTTTAAGCGATTCATTTTGGGGTGAAGCAATGCAAGGTGGATTGTCCCAAAAGGCATTTAATCGTTCTCTTTCAAAAGTTGGTAAAAAGGCTCTTCCTATTGGAACACGTCTTGCAGAAAAGCAAGGAAAGAAAGCCCTTGAAGATTATCTCTCCGGTTCGGGTTTTGATTACGATGAAGATGAGATGGTAAGTAGTGATGAAGAGATGGAAGAGGAAGAGGGTGAAGCAGAGATGGAAGGAGGTAAAAAGCGATATGGCGTGAGTAGGTTCGTGAAAGACCTTGGTAAGATCTCAAAGGCTGTTGGTTTAAAGCAATTTTTAAAGCCTATCGCCCAAGCATCAACCAAGAAGGCTGTTGAGAAAATTGAGGGAGCAGGTCGTCGTGGTCGTCCTCGTAAAATGAAAACTGCCGTAATGAGTATGGAAGATTTAGGAATGGAAGGCGGGAAACGTAAATATGGTGTGAGCCGTTTTGTAAAAGACCTCGGTAAAATCTCAAAGGCAGTTGGTGCAAAACAAGTAACAAAACCCATCGCCCAAGCTCTCACTAAGAAAGCAGTTGAAGAGATTGAAGGGGCAGGAATGGAAGGCGGGAAACGTAAATATGGCGTGAGTAGGTTTGTAAAGGACTTGAATAAAATATCAAAGGCTATTGGTGCTAAACAAGTTCTTAAACCAATCGCACAAGCTCTTACCAAGAAGGCAGTTGAGAAGATTTCGGGAGCAGGTCGTCGTCGTAGATCGGAAGAGCAC